CTAATTGGCCTTCAACGATTCTTGTTATATCACCGTTAACTCCAACACGTACTTCCACGTCATAAACATATCTTCCTGGTTTCATAACATTAGTTACCGAATTAGGTAACTTAATTTGTACTATGCCTTGTGTAGGATATGGTATAGTACATATGAAATCATATTTTGTTGTGGATGAATATGTTTTTCTAATTTGTCCGTATGCAATAAATCCCGTAAGATCCGCATCATTACCTGATGCATCTTCCACAGTAATCTCGGTCATGTAATCTGACCCTTGATCTATTGTTAAATTTGTATATATTGCCATATAAGTTATTTATAGTTTTCCGACTACCACTTCGATGATGTTATCACCACTTGAATCTTCTAAGGCTTTACCAATAACAGATCCCATAAGAGGAGTTTCAACTACTCGAGCCCTACCGTTACCAGCAGATACAAGCATATCACCCTTTTGGATATCGCCTTGAACTTTACATGGAACTCTTCCTGTAAGGGCGACTGGAATAACAAATTCACCTTGTTGCTCTGAGTTCATAAGGTACGCAGGAGCGGTAGATACAACGCCAGCAATTCTGGTATCAACTTTCTTATTAGATTGAGTTACTTCCCAATCTCCGCCAAATGATAATACAGTACCAACTTCATATTCTTGATCTGATTGATAGTTCTCTGCAAGGTCAGCGTACTTAGCTTGTGTTGCAGTTCCATCGAACAGTGTGCCTGTAATAGTAGTGTTAAACTTAAATCCACCACCACCTTGACCAGCAGCTTCAGTTGTAAACTCCATGAAGTTATTATCCATAGCAATTGTGCCATCAGTATATCTAAAGTCTGATGCACCGCCCGGGTTCTTACCACCTTTAAGAGCAATCTTGCCACCATGGGTGTACCAATTGTCATTGCCGTTAGGATAAACCTCAACAACACCGGGTGTTGTCCCACCTGCTTGTGGCTTAAGCTTAATCGTTGGATCATTTTGGTCACCGCTAAGCTCTATATGACTTCCGCCTGTAGTATTATCAGCACTAATATCTGTGACACCTTCGAGCTCACTCACTAGAATTTTATTAGCTGAGAAGTTTTTAGACGCATCTCGGTATACAATAGTAGATGCTGTATTATCTGCTGTCGCATTTGATGTCACTGTAAACGTTCCACCTTCTGAATCAACTGAACCAGAAATACCAGAACCACTTGTTGTACCCTTCTTAACGTAATTGCCAGTAGTTTCTGTTCCTAAGCTAACACCATTATTCTTGATAGTAACAGTACCTGAAGTCACTAAGAAGTTATCAGTACTAAATTTAGCTACACCCTTATTTGCGCTTGTAGCAATCTCAGCATCAATTTGAATAGAGCCAGCAGCATTAGTAATATCAATACCTTCGCCAGCAGATAATGTGCTCTTAGTTATATTACCAGCACCACCGATATACAACTCGCCGTTGGCCAAATCATTATCGTATAATTCTGCATTAATGTCGATACGACCTGTTCCATTAGTACTTAACTGAAGGTTGCCATTAGCATCAGTTGTATTAATTGTATTGCCATCAAACTTCAGGTTATCTACTCTAAGTTGATCAGAAATCCTCCAATGCATGACATCATCAACAACAGCTTCTGACCAAATAATAGATGAATTGTCCTGTACAGAACCTCTTTCAACCTCTATACCAGCACTTTCGATTGGAATTTCGATATCAGCTGCATTACTGTTTAATACTATAATATTATCTTGAATGCTTACTGTCTCAGTGTTGACTGTAGTGGTTGTGCCACCAACTGTTAAGTTTCCTGATACTATAATATCACCACTAATATCAACTCTTGCTTGCGGATCCAATACACCAAATCCAGTATAACCTCTACCTGTAACAACAATTTGATCTGCTACCACACCAGCATTTGCAGTGGCAAATACTAAGTTTGACGCACCTTCATCATCATCACCATACGGTGAATCATGATTAACCACTGAATTTCTAATAGAGGCAACAGCTTTAGGGTTGTTTTCATCCTTAATGCTAAATTCAATTCCAACAGAAACAGGATCTGCTGTAATATCACTTAAAGATCCTTCTAGTGATATTAAATTATTATTAGAACCCGCATCAACCGCTTTTGATATATCGATAGAATCACTTACGTTGATTTTACTAATATCAAACTCGTTACTAGCATTTCTAAATACAATAGTAGATGCTGTATTATCCGCTGTTGCATTTGATGTCACTGTAAATGTTGTATTCTCACCAGTAGTTGAACCAGAAATACCTGAACCACTGGTAGCACCAGTAGCGACATAATCTCCAGTAGTTTCAGTAGCCAGGATGATTCCGTTATTCTTGATAGTAACAAGGCCTTCCGTTACAGAAAAGTTATCAGTACTAAATTTAGCTACACCCTTATTTGCGCTTGTAGCAATCTCAGCATCAATTTGAATAGAGCCAGCAGCATTAGTAATATCAATACCTTCGCCAGCTGTTAAAGTTGATCTGCTTATACTATCGCCACCACCAATGTATAATTCACCGTTTGCTAGGTTAGAATCTTCGATAGTAGTTACACCATCTAAGTTGAATTTAGACGCATTAACATCAACAGCACCTGTGCCATTCGGGTTTAGATTTATATTGCCGTCAGTGTTAGTACTTGTTATAGTATTGCCGTCTAATTTGATATTATCTACATCTAGGAATCCATCGATGTAAACACTAGCATCGATATCCATTTTAGTATCGATATCAATAACACCAGTACCATTAGCACTTAATACTAAGTTGCCATTGGCGTTAGTAGTTGAGATGGTATTGCCATCAAACTTCAGGTTATCTACTCTAAGTTGATCAGATGTCTTCCAATAATCATCTGACTCTATCCATAGTACGCTAGCATTATCTGAATTGCCTCTTTCAATCTCGATACCAGCATTTTCTGTTGGAATCTCGGTTGCATTGCTATTTAATACTATAATATTATCTTGAATGGTTATAGTCTCTGTGTTGACTGTAGTGGTTGTTCCACCAACTGTTAAGTTTCCACCAACTGCAAAATCTCCAACAACTGACCCATTTTTGCTGACATCAATATTACCAGTAACATCAACATTACCCCAAGCATTATCTCCATCCTTGTATACATCCACGATGGCTTGTTCTGACGCTACCATATGTATTGTGTCTGAATCTGCAGTTCCTTCAGCTGTAATATAAGTATCACGATCAGTATCCATCACAACACCGCCTAAAGATCCCCAAGCTGTTCCTGTATACCCTTCGTATGTTGATAGTTCTGTGTTGTATCTAATACAACCGGCTACTAATCCAGCAGCAGCTGAGGTTGGACGTTGATCAATAGTTCCTGATGTTAATATCAACTGACCTGCTGAAGCTAAATTAGGAGCCGATCCAAATACAACTAAATTATTGAACTGTTGAATAGTGTTTTCCACATTTGTCGATTCATCATCATATGTTTTAGGTTGGTACAATTCGTTTAAAGATACTCCATCAATAGACATCATCGAAGATGAATTCCACATTAATGATGGTTCATCCCAAGTGAATGATGCGTTATCAGCATATGCTGATAGTGGTGTGCCTTCTGAATCGATTGTGTTACTAAATCTCTTAACAGTAATTCCTCCACTTTCATTAATTAAAGTGAAAGGAGAATCTGGTTCAGTGATATTGCTATTCAACAGTAGGTTGTTATCAGCAATGTTGAATTCTTCTGAATTTATAGATGTCAATGCACCTGATACAGTTAGATTTCCCTGTACATCTACATTGCGAGATACGTTAACATTACCAGTAACATCAACATTACCCCAAGCATTAGTTCCATCTTTAGACGTTTCTACTACGACCTGAGAGTTGGCTTTAATATCTACAACTGTAGAAGCTTCTAATGAAATCTTCTTGGTAGCTGCTGATGATATAGTTTCACCATCAATTGTAATACTATCTGATACAACTTTATTAAATGTTCCTACGTTAGCATTAAAGCTTCCATCAGAGTCTCTAAATACAATAGTAGATGCTGTATTATCTGCTGTTGCATTTGATGATACAGTAAATGTTTTATTCTCACCAGTAGTTGAACCAGAAATACCTGAACCACTGGTGCTACCAGTAGCGACATAATCTCCAGTAGTTTCAGTAGCCAGGATGATTCCGTTATTCTTAATGGAAACAAGGCCTGAAGCCACTGCAAAGTTATCAGTACTAAATCTGGCTACACCCTTATTAGAGCTTGTAGCAATCTCAGCATCAATTTGAATAGAGCCAGCAGCATTAGTAATATCAATACCTTCGCCAGCTGTTAATGTAGTTTTTGATACTGCACCATCATTAGAACCAATGTACAGTTCGCCATTGTTAAGATCAACATCTTTAATTGTTGCGTCGATTTCAACAGCATTATTAAGGTAAGAAGTTCCACCAACGTGAACATCATTCCACTGTTGTGTGGACGAACCTAAATTGTAAGTTGTACTTGTATTAGGGATTATGTTTGAATTAACATCTGCTCCAAATACAACATTGTCTGTGTTAGCATCACCCAAGGTAACACTACCATCAGATGTTATACTACCGGTAGCATGAATATTACCACCCACATTTAAGTTCTTAGCAATTCCAACACCACCCGCAACTTTTAATGCTCCTGATGTTGTAGTCGTAGATTGGGTTGTTTTAGTAATTGCAGTGAGTCCTGCAATATCAGTACTTGAAGAAATGTTTACTGATCCGGAAACGTCTAATTTGTGTGTACTGTGTGGGTCGACGCCCATACCAATATTCTTTGTAGTAGCGTCAATTGTGATTTCAGCTTCTCTGAAGTCTATTCGAGTGTCGTGGTCATTTAACACGGATACAATAGTAGCATCAGATGTATTAGCTAAGTCACCAGTGTAATTGGTGTTAAATGTTTCTAACGAAACTGCACCAGCCATAGCATCTATATGATTCAATCTTGAGTAGGCATCGTTAATTGCTAACAACAGAGATGTCTTATCTCCATCATAAACCTCATTGAAATCTTGAATGACTACATTATGATCATTATCAATTTCATATGTGATACCGATTTCATCACATACAAGTCCTAAACTGCTGTGCAAACTCGCTAGAGTTTGGATTACTGTATGACCTTCAGGTAATGCTGTATCATTTAGATCATCTAAAATGCCAACCGCATCATTCAGTTCGTTATTTTTAAGTCTCCACTCGTCAAAAGTATTGCTGTATAGAATGTGTATTGGTACTGACATATTTTAGCTCTCTAGTAATTTATTTAATTTGTTGACAGTTGCTTCTAGCTCGATTAGTCTATTAGAGACATCCTCTTTCCATATATCATCCTGCTTCCTTTTTAGAGAAGCAGCCCTTGCTATTTGTGCTCCTGTCTTATCATTATTTATAACAGCTTGAGATGATTCGTCTCTATATAATTGGCTATGCCCTTCAATCAGTGTGTGCATGTTAATCAATAATAGCTATTGCTCTAAGAGCCTTGCATGATGGAAATACAGCTCTATTGATTGAGTTCATAACAATTTTAACCTGGAATATAGTAAATGTTTCTTCCTCAGGTAACTGTCCTGTATACTGTCCTTCATTAAACATACTAAAATCATTAATCGCTGGATCAATCTCAACTGTTGCTGGCACCCAATCCATATTACTGAACTGGTTTATGTTATTGCCTAATCGGTAATATATATCGACAGATGTAAATGTAGGTCTGTTTATGTCAAGATATATTTTCAGAATATCAGACGGATCGTTTAATACAACGGTTTTAGATACGTACTTAGCCACTGAAGATCCACCATTAGGATCTGTTTCTGGTACAAAGTTTTCTATATAGTCATGATTAGTTGCTAAAATATCATCTGTGGGATGATTAATCCTTGGTGTAATTGCTGTAAATGAAGATCGGTCCATGTCTACCATTGGGGTTATATTATCCCTGTCAGTACTCATGACACACTCTAATAACGTCGATTCATTAGTATTATCTGTAATAACATATTCATTACCTGGCACTTGCAGATCTGTGTTAACTCCACATTGTACCCAATCTGTAGGAGTATAGCCATTTCCTACAATTTGATTTGATTTGATTTTCCATTCTAATGATGTGCCTGCTGGGGCCATTTGCTCTACGTTAGGTACAATCAGCGACCATCTTAAGTAATTACTAGCAGTTATTAACATCGATCCATTAATACCCGACACATTGGCCGCTTCACCATCAATAGTTATGGTATAGTTATCAACTTCTACTTTAGATATCACGTGACTAATTCTATCAGCGGTGTCACGTGATCCGGTTACTCCAGCAATAGCAGTCAATGGGATGCCATTAAGATTTACTGTAGTCGATGCGTCCAAACTATGCTCTAATATCACAGTATCACCGCCAAGCATTCCGTGGTTTATTTGATGAACTTTTATTTCGCTACTGCCTACCTTAAATCGCAAAGGATCTCTATTAAGCTGTTGCATCTCTATCTGCTTGTTCTTAGCTTGGAATTTAGCACCATTAGTATCAAATACTGCTCTGTTTAATCTAAACGTCATGTCTGTATTTTGTATAGCAGTCCATGTGGAATTGTTAGCACTAGTAAATAGAACTCCTGCATGAGCTTGTGATGAAATCATGTTCCCTTGGTAATCTCTTTCTCCTACCTCAGCAACTCTTACTCGATATTCATCACAGTTTGTCATCAACACAAAGCAGTATTCTTCACCAGATTTTAGATAAACTGGGTAATCAAATACAAATTCTGTCCACAAGTCGTCACCATTTTCAACATTTATGTTATCCTCCAAATCCTGTGGATTTATAGATACCTTACCGCCTGGTATAATTACCTGGCCAGGAACACCATTGACAACATTACGAATCTGACACTGTAATGGAATGTTATTTGACTTTGATGTCAATTGAACTTCAATTGATGTTACACAGTAACCACCATCAAGCTCGTTAATAACAAATGTTTGTGCTAATGGGTCCCATCTGAAGATGTTTCTACGAGATATAGTGCGCGCTTGCGACATAGTATCAAGTGCTACTGCAGCAGCTCTAGTTGATATAGTTACATCTTCTACAGTCTCTAACAACCCTATTGCTGCATATTCTCCTATCCCAACAGTACCTTCCCCAAATAAATCTCCATTGTCAGGGTCGGAAGTAAATATCAACTCTTGGGTGCCACAATTAAACCCAATGAGCTCATTATTAGGAATAAAGAATGATCCTTCTAAATGGCCATTATTGTCAGTAATTAAATCAGTGACTCCGCCTGGATGCTGAGTTATATTGTTGACGCCTTTAACCACTTTTGTTGTATCATTAACGTTATCATTAACAAACTCATTAACATCAGCCCCATCAAAAAACGCATACACTTGTGTGTTAGGTTTCATTTGATCAACTTCAAACTTAACCACACGAGATCTCATGTGAGCAATAAGTTCAATGGATACAAATCTGTCTTTAACTTCGGTTACAGTAGTAGAAGTTCTGACTGTAGCGCGGACTCCAGAACGAGCTTGAGTTCCAAAGTCAGTGCTAGTTACTCTAGACAAAACACCCCCACCAGTTACAACATCTGCCGCAGTTCCGCTTGCTAACCATTCAGTATTACTGTTAACGTTAACATTAGTTCCGCTCCACGATGTTGACCAGTCTCCCCATACTGTTCCAAGTCCAATTTGACCTGCTTCAGCTTGTGCCGCTACCAGCTGCGCATTGTAAATATTATCATTATTTTCAACTACATGTCCTCTATTAAATACGTCTTTCCAATCATCTGTAGCTGGTGTTAATTTGGCCATGCCTGTCCAGGTAAACACGTTATACGGATTTACATTTAGTTTACTGTTCCATTTTGGTTGTACAATTAAGTTTGTAGTGGTGTGCGGTATTACCAATTGCCCATCCATAAGTACTGGGTCTAATGATGCAGGCACTATTCCTGCCTCAGATGTAGATAGTTTATCTAGTCCAACATTATCTTCCATGTATGTTGGTCTTAATACCCCATTTTCAGGATCAATAGAGCTCTGGTGATCTATATTAAATACATCTGCAGGAGATCCATTAGTAAATGAGTCTACTAGGAATCCATTCTTAAATTTAGCTACACCATCAGTCCCCATAATGTTTAGGGTAGAAGCTTGAGTCTCGAGCATACTTAATGCTCCTTGATATTCCAGCTTGCCTAATCTTCTATCGACCTTACCAAGATCTGCCATAGTATATCTTTTATTATCTATATGGGTAACTTGATAATCATCTATTGTTAGTGTATATGGTGCTATATTAATAGTGTGTAGAGGTAGAGTTCCTACTGGTGCTGATGGTGCAACTCTATCTAACCCAGGAACCCCTTCAACCACTACTAGCTTTCCTGATTTTGATAAGGATACATTATCAACTCTACCCACATAATACCTAACATCAGTTTCAAATACTGTTCCATCTGAGGGGCACGGAATTAAATGATCTATATTGCCATTATCCATTGATGATCTGAAGTCAATCGCAGATCTTAGATCCTGTCCACCGAATAGTGGAATGTCTGCGTAATCAACCTCTTGCTCTGCAGCAATAAAGTTTGGATTGCCCATTGTATTGTATGAGTCAATGGTAAAGAATTTGTTGCCAGAATGCTCAAAATACTTATATGACACTGTCAGATCATCGCCAGCAGGAATATGGTACCCAACAGTCGGACTGAGTCTAATATCAGACTTTTCGTAATGTGTGTTGCGCTGTCCATCATCCACTTGAAAATATTGACTCACATCAGTTCCATCCGCTAGCATTACTACTATAGATGTTGGCAATACATCGTAGTTAGCTAATTGCATTACTTCACCTGCTGCTACGAATGATAGAGTCTCTGTATTATCCTTAAGCTGTTTCTTACCAGCGGTATCAGGCGAACCTTTCAATGGAGCAATTAAGTGGACTGTCACTGTCACTGATGTTGATGCTACGGCCTCTGCTATTTCAACAGTTACTGCACCAGATGTTCCTGTACTAACTGTATATTCATCAGGATCTAACGTCCTATTGATTAGGGGAGAAGAAGCGTACACCAAGAAATCTTGTTCATTTGATGATGAGATGCTTGTATTTGATGTTACATAATTGAATGTAGCGGTGTGGGAGTCTGTTCCTAACGTTGCAGCCCCTAAATAACTAGTGTAGTTAAAATCGTAATCGCTTACAAATTGATCATCTTCGTTCTGTAGTACTAAACACGTTTTGATAAACCCTACTGGGATATTAAATACCAGGCTATCGTTACTCGTTTTAAACTCTAAAATCACTGCCTGAGTGCCTGAAACTCCACTTGTATCAGTTACCGCCCCCAATGCCATAACACCATTTATATCAAATATATCCAGTAATACAGTTTCGACGTATGTGCTATCAGGTTTTTGGAACAGTCCACCATCTCTAATAGAACGTACTCTAAATGTAGTACCAACACCAGATATTGTGAAGGTACTGAATTGGTTTATGTTTGGGATTCCTCCTATCATATCACTACGTTCTACACGCACCCATTGATCATGATTTATAGCAATCGATACATCTTGCATAGACTCTGTTGTTCTTGCTTTATTTACAGCAAGAGTTTTAGTGCCTGTAATATTAACTCGATAACCATCTACATACCCAGTAGATGCTTCAACTTTAAACTTAAAATCAGGATCAAGGGAATTAAATACTCCTTTAGATGCTTTAAATGGTTTAACTACATAATCCCCAGATTCTTCTTTAGTACGAGTAGCTAACATATCGCCCAACAAGGCATAATCGCTCCCGGTTATTTCCTGGGTTACTGCTCCATTTTCTATCTGTGCTATTCGAATGAAGTTTCCGGACTCTGGCTGATTGATATTCTGTATTGCGAACTCGGCTGTGATCTTTAATCTATGAGCACCTGGAGCTGATTCATTTGGAGTACCAGTTGCATTGTCATTTAGTGACGAGTCCTCATTAGAAGTGGCAATAGTTTCAATAACATTCAATCCTGTGGCTATATTCGCTGTAGCCTCCCAAGGGACGAAGTTTCCTATAACACCATCTACCCAAACGTAATTGCCACTAGCATCCTGTTCTGGTCTGCCGTATTTCTCAATTATAATTGTTTTATCTGATACTACAACAAAGTGTTTTCTGATATAGTATATTCCTGCATTGATTGATACTACAGAACCGAATCCAACTGCAGGGAATCCGCTAACAGTATTATGACTAACTCCATTGGATAATATAGTCACTGTATGATTCTCAGTATCACTGATATCTAAAACATCACCAGGTGAAAATGTATTATCACTACCTTCGTTGCTTACGTAAGATACATACACTGTATGAGGATCATCTCCATCAGCTAATATGACATGCTTGACTAACGCAACAGTGCCATTACTTGTTAAGTTCTTTCCTTTCAAAGCCATTGGATCTGAAATAGTATTGCTATCAAGTTGTAAGTATTGGATGCGTATGTCAGTTTGTTGAGCACCAGGAACTACCATAGAACCATCTTTAAACATATGATCGCCCACAGCTTGAATTTGGTGCTGTAGTATAGATTGTAGCTGCGTTAACTCTCTAGCTTGAACTGCATGGCCGGGTCTAAACAAGATTTGGTTGTACTTCTCTCTAGGAGATAGTCCATCTACTGCAGTAGCTGTATTGAAGTCATCGAAGTACGGTGCAATGTTAAGTGGTGTTGCCATTATGCTAATCCTTTATTTAAAATGCTAAAACTAATCTAATTGTTTCAAGTTGATCTGAACCTCTACTTACTTTCTGTCTATTCTCAAGAAAAATCATATCTCCAGAATATTGCTTAATAGGAGCATCAATTAAACTATCAATCGCTTGAGCACTAATAGACGAATTAACAACAGTAACATCCTCTCCAGATAAAAAGTCTTCATATCCAGTTGTAACATCTTGAGTGTAAAACAAAAGATTGTCACTAATAGAATAAGTAACAACTCTTGCTCTTGCTGTTGATGTAGTGCCTTCAATCAGTGCATCATCAGACCAAGCTGCTGATTGCGATATAGACATAGACTTGCACCCTATATAGTCATCTGCAATCGCAGCCGATCCATTAGGAATTTTAGGATTCTTAATAACAGCAATCTGTCTAAAGTCATTTGTATTAGGCAGGTTATCCTGACCATGGAATACTTTATTTAGGGATGCGTAATGACTACGTAATTCATTACGTGGGTCAAAACCAAATCCACCAGTAGGAGGTAAAACAGCTCTCGCTGTAGCAGCTGTATTAGCACCACCATTGATAATTGTTACAATAGCATTTTCATATCCACTTCCATGTTCATCTACAACAACATCCTGGATTGTGTAAACTCCATTAGTTGACAATGGATCTCCGTTTGCGTCAGATACCCATGTAACATGAGCTGAAGCATCTGTTCCACCAGCATTATTGCCTTTAATTGTAACTACAACATCATTTGTACTTGTGTATCCAAGTCCTGCTGTTATTAAATCAATTCTATATATTGCTCCATGTAAGGCACTGCCCTGAACACCAGCTTGCCTTTCAGCTGCGGTATCTGCAGAGTCATATTCCCAACCATCATCATCAGCGTTTCTAGGAACTCTTGTTACTGGAACGAAATCTGTAGTTAAGAATTTATTAGTAGATGATACAGATGTTGTATACATATACTTCCAAGTGTATCCATCGCCTGGTGCTGTAACTGGATTATTACCAGTAGATAAAGGAATTGCATCTGGATCACTAGATGATCCTTGTGGGCCTGCCTTGATACACATAAACACGTTATTATTATTTGAAATAGCAAAGTACTGTGGAGCAGTATCTACACTACCAACATGAGGTTGCATATTATCATCATACGCGTTATATACTGTTTGGGGTGTCCAAAGCTTGCCAGGAGATACTGACGAAACTTCTGTAGGAGCAATCTTTTTCAGAGCATACACGTTATCCCAGAAATCTCTTCTAGTAACGTCGTTCTCGTAAGGAATGTCTGGATTAGACTCATCATCCCAAGGTTGGGCTCTGCCGATTGCCACATAATATGTGTCTGTTCCATCTTTAATAGAATTAACGAATCTATTCGTTGCATCTAGTCTGAATTCATTTGTGATAATTGCTGGCATTATATGTTATTCTCCGTTGGTATATTGCTTACTTGTTGCATGTTATTTATCCAAGTATGATACAGATTTACATTAGATGTTACTGGAGATGAATTTCCACCACCATCTAATGTAATAAACTCCCCAATGTAATCAGGCACTCCGATATCATCTGCAACATCTATTGCTGCATCTCTTGTATTTATGTTTACTTTACAACCCATTTGTTTAGGATTTGAATTGTATAAGCTGTTACTATTATTTATAAGATCATCAATAGTTTTATCTGAGTAGTCGCTCATAGGACTACTATTAGACCACCGATTGATAGAGAACGAAGAATCTAACCTCATCATCTTATTATCGGTTATGTCGTAAGGAACAATCTTTTCTACATATGTTCCCACCTCATTTGCTCTTATAGTGTGACCACGTATAACATCAAATAAAGGAATCCTATCATGATCGTAATTTGGGTCTGTTCTATCAGGAATGTTATATATTGAATCATATTCAGAATTGCTGACATTTCCATTAGCATCTACAACTTCTTTCCATCCATCTTGCATGTTCTCAAGTTCGTTTACACTAGTGTACGCAGCATTTCTAACACCAGCAGCAAATGCTAGTATCTTGTTGTTGATGATGTTGAATTGAAGTCCTGGCTGATCCCTATCGTTTTCCAACATTTGAATAAATATGAATATCTCACCAAAGAATATGAAGCCAGCTGGATGAATCAATCGGGTAAATGCAGACTTCCATTCATCAATATTGCTACCAGTTTTCAATACATACGAAAATCTCTGCCAGAAATGAGAATCTTGGACCTTAATATCGTCGTTAGTGAAACCCCTATTATCGCTATAAAATCCTAAACGAAATACAGTAATTACTGTTCCAACATCTAAAGTGTCATTAAACCTCAATATATTATAATACGAATTTCCAGACAGCTCTAAGTTGATTGATGTTTCATTGCTAATCAATACAGGCTTACTTCCGTAACTACCACCTTTCGCATACACAAGAGCATCATCCAATTCCATCAATCTGTTAGAATCGTCAGAGAAATCAATTACATTTGTAGCAGCACTTATAGTATACGTGTATGATGGATTGGATGCTAAATTATCATACACATTACCTTCATCATCAACGCCATTAAAGTACCAATCATGATCGTCTACAACAGCTTGGGTGTTTGATATCCATCTTCCATCTGACGGTATTAATACATCTTCGTAAGGAAAGTAAACTTCAACATTGTCACCGTATATGATATTGAAAAACGCCTTGATAGACTCAGGTGTACCGCGGGATCTGTAAAATTCAATTAAATGTTTATAGAATATAGTAGGATCACCTTCGATCGCAGCTCCTTGAGATCTTCTTGGAATAGCAGTTCCTAACTCAATCTGAAGCTCTGATATCAATGAATCTTCAATTAAGTCAATGTCTCTATGTAGGTCTATGTGATTTAAATGTGAAGCCGACTCATTGCCCATTTCAAGGTATAACGCGTATACCTTAATGAATTCTATCAGATCAGGATAGCTCGTTGCTATGTGTTCTGGGACTAAATCATCAATGAATGATGATATATTCACTCCCATTAGTCTGTTCCTCTAGTCGTATATCCAATTCCAGCAGTAGTACCACCAATAGCCATTGTATCCACTTCACCAAGTATGTTTGTGGTATCTGATATCGTCAATAATTCATTTCTAAGAGGTTTAACGTCTGATGACCTAGGTTTTGTGAATATTCTAATATAGCTCTTAGACGTATCAACGATTGATGATATTACAAAATCATTAATATCAATTCTTCCTGTAGTAGAGTCTAAAGTTCCTACATCATCTTTGTACAATTCATTGGTGATAGCATCCACAATCCTTATAATATGGGTATTTAATTCTGAATTGTATATAGCAATCAATATACAATTCTTAGAAACACTGCCTGAGTTGTATATGAATTGGTCAGATGTCATATATCCAGATTCATTATATTGAGACAACGGTTGGTTGTAATCGAGAGTATATTTGATCGACGTCCCATCCAACATAGGTCTCAATCGTTTGATCATAGTAACCTTCATAATATTGGATAGAATTGCCTTGCTAGTATTATCGATTAAGCTTGATACATTTGAGCTTCTGAATACTCCATCAAACGTGTTTAACATTGTGTGGTTAAAATTGTTGATCGCTGCTATCACTTTGGATTCTAGAGTCTCTCCTGAGTCAGTTGTCAAGTTGGGGTTGTATTTAAACCATATATCTAACTGAATAAATGTATATGACGGATCCACTAATATAGGAGTGATTGAAATTAGATTCTTAGGTTTCAGATATCTAGATATAATCAGATCTTTATCATAATCTGATAATGTTAAGTTGTCCTCATCATTGTTTGTTCCTAACGGTTTAATTGAAATATAAACCTTACCATAATCTGGTGGGTTATTATCTTCTCCACCCCAA